AAAAGGTCAGAAAAATAAGCACGGAGAAACACATAGGTACTACCAACTTCACTTAAACGCAATAGCAGAAAGAGGAAAAGCAAACCCACTTTACGTAAGCAATAACTTTAGCTCTTATGATAACCCTATGCTGTCTCAACAAGATATTGCGGAGCTTGAAAAGGAAATGGCTAAAATGAGCAGAGAGTCCGTAAGGCAAGAGATTTATGGCGAATTTGTCGCGCAAAGCGAGGACATGGTGTTCAATGATAGCGATTTAAGCTACTTTAGTATGGAAAGTTTCCGCCCTGACCTAGTTCAAGGTAAGATTGGCGCAATAGACGTGGCAGACGAGGGAGAAGATTACTTGAGCTATCCAATAGGCTATATCGTAGGTTCTAAAATCTATATTACCGATTGGTACTTCACAAAAGACAACACAGAAGCGACTTTACCTTTTAGCGCAGGTCTCACAAGGCAGCATGACTTAGATTTTTTAGCAATAGAGACAAACAACCACGGATCTATATTCTTTAAGCAAATGTTTAGGCTAGTTCGCAAGACAAAACTCATTGGTGTAAACCAAAGGTCTAAAAAGCACGCACGAATAATAAACAAAGCGCATTTTATAAGAACTCATTTTGTATTTAGGAATGATGTAGAGCCTGACAGTATGTACGACAAAGCTTTAAAACAACTCTTATCATATCCCAAAAATGCAAAAGTAAAAAATGATGATGCGCCAGACAGTTGTGCGCTATTATGTGCGCTTGCAGAAGATATTTACCCTCATTTATTCTTCTAAAATTTGCGCAAATCAAAAAAATTTGCTAAATAAATTCAAAAAAAATCATATTTTTGAAGAAATCTTTTGCTATGTTTAAGCAAAAAGGCAAGCAAATTACATAAATGGGCTTTATAGACAGAGTTTTTGAGAATTTAGGCTACATGAGGTTGGCAGACGGAACGCACCGATATAGTCTGATAAAAAATAAAAGCAAATTTGGGAAAATAAAAGACCCAATGGAATTTGCGCTCAATAACCCTGTAACTTACGCAGTAATAGAAATTCGCGCAAAAGTATTGGCGCAAGTAAAGTTTCTTTACGAAGATGCCCAAGGAAACAGGACAGAGGACAATGAATATGTAAAACTTCTCGAAAACCCTAATCCACAACAGTCAAAAGAAGATTTTTTGAAGCAATTAGAGTGGTATAGGTGCGTTTATGGTTGGGTTTATCAAAAACCTTATGCGCCTACAGGTATGAAAACTAAAGCTATTTACAACCTAAACCCTTGTTTTTGCTCATTTCCAAAGAAAAAAGACTTAAAAAGCATGATTTCTTGGACTGAAAAACAAGTGGATGAATGGAAAGATCAAAAAATAA